AATAATTATCCTAGATTAGCTGAAAAATATGGAACTTATGATTCATTAAGTTGTATTTTATTTGACTCATTTCAAAATCCTATTTTAGAACCCATTGGAGAAACATTTGAGGATAATTTAGTTGAAAATTATAATTTTGCTAGACCTCTATTTCCAAATATGAGGCAAGTTCCTTTATTAAATGAGATAGCATATATAGTATCTTTTCCATCAGTTCGTGTACAAGACCCACGAAATATAGATACCAACCAAACAGATTATTACTATTTTCTCCCAATCAATTTATGGAACACAGCACACCAAAACGCATTCCCAGACCCAGTAGAAGAATTTACCGAAATGGAAAATCCTACTTTGAAAAAGGATGCTTATAATAATAATGCTGCTGGATCGATAAAAAACACAACTCAACCTCAATTTGATACTGAATCTATATCTTTAGGAAATACATTTCAAGATAAAGATGATGTACATAATTTACAACCATACGAAGGTGATATAATATATGAGGGTAGATGGGGTCAAAGTATACGTTTTGGTTCAACTGTAAAAAATAAAAACCCATGGTCCGACTCAGGAAATGATGGAGATCCTATTTTAATATTAAGAAATGGAGCAGCATCAGTCAATACAGAACCTTGGGTACCCGTTAATGAAAATATAAACCAAGATTCAGGTTCAATATATTTTGGAACAACTCAAGTAATTCCAATAGCTGTGGGTTCGTCTAATTATGATAGTTATACATCAAACCCTCCAACTATTCCTAACCAATATTCAGGTAGTCAAGTAATTATAAATTCGGGAAGGGTATTAATTAATAGTCAAACAGACCACGTGATGCTTTCATCTGGTTTATCTATAAATTTAAATGCTGTTCAAAGTGTAAACATTGATACAGATAATATTGTTGTTCAAAGCAATAAAATGTACTTGGGAAGTAAAGAAGCTAATGAACCTTTATTATTAGGAAATGCAACTGTAGATGTTTTAAATTCATTAATAGATGTATTGAAACAATTTTTAGATATAACAGGAAATCCTTCAATAATGATAAGTACCCCAGCGGCAACACCATTAGCACCTTTAAATGCAATTTCCCAAACAATATCTAATTCATTATCATTAATTCAACGAGATTTAGAATCTATTAAATCCAAAGATAATTTTACGATATAATGGCTACCCCTAAATTTAATCCCCCTTCAGTATCACTTCCTAAATTCGATGCTATTAAAAAAGCTAAAGCTAAAGCTGCTAGGGAAAAATCTAAACAAGAACGACAGAATAAAAAAATAACAAGAGAAAAATCTAAAAAAGATAATGATGATTTAATTAAAAATATTAAAAACAATGCTCTTAAAGCTGAGGGAATTTCTAAATTACAACCAGTAATAGCTGCTTTAGTTACTAAATTACTTACTATAGTAAGACCTCAAGTAGAAGAATACGCAAAACAATATATAATAGAATTTTTAAATCAATGTCCTCCTGAACCAATATCAAAGGAAATGTTATTTAAAGTTAATAATGTTATTGATGATTTAAATAAAATAGTTACCAATCTTAATAAGATAGGTCAAATTCTTAATATAACATCAACTTCAATTACAGTTCTTCAAGGATTAGCAACAACATTAAATAGACTTATCCCAACAATTTCAGGAGCAACTAAAGCAATCCCTCTAGCTCCCGGAGCACTTGTATCAATAAATGATGATTTAGACTTTGTTGCTAATAAAATTTTATATTCTGCAGATGGTACTCCAAGATTACCAAAATTAGCTAGTGGAGTAGCAGGTTCAGCTTTAATGATATCTGTATTTTCAAATATATTATCTCCAATAGTAATAATATTACAAGAGTTAAGTGCTAAATTACAACAATGTTTACCTAATGAACAAGTAGCTAAATTATCAGCTGAGGTATTACAATATACAGAATTAGGAGTTTCTAATGATTATGAAAATCAAGATCCTATAACTTATAATGGATTTATTATTAGAATTGAAGAAGTTCCTTTTACTCCTACAGTAAATCAAAAACGTGCTGTTGGATATAATACACAAGGAGTTCCATTAATTAAAACCCCTTTATCTTTTACTACAAATGATTTAGTTTTAATTAACGAACTTAAAATAATAATTGATAAAGATAATTTAAAAGCATATTAATTTAATATTTATAACGAAAAAATAATGAAAACCTCAGAACTTAAAAACCTCCTTAAAGAAGCGGTAAAAGAAGCAATCCAAGAGGAGTTGCGTGATATTTTATTGGAAGCAGTAAAAGGATCAAAACCTCAAATTAATGAGTCCTATGCTCAACCAAAGTTAGATAATCCAAGACAATTAACTGCCGAAGAGCGTAAAAATATGTTTTCTGGAATATTAGGTGAAATGCAAAATGGTGGAATTGCCAACTCAGCATATGCTGGTACAATGCAAGTAAGTGGTCCTGTTGATGCTATGAATGGTTCATTACCTGAAGGATCAGTTGGATTAGATCAAATAATGAATTTAATGAAAAAATAATGGCGATAATAGTCCAAAATAGATTTCCAAATGATGGTATTGGTAGGCAAGCAATAGGGGTAGATTTACCCTTTAATGGTCCTGCTGTATTTAAATCTAATTATGTGACTAGAGAAGCAATTAAAAGTAATTTATTTAATTTTTTCTCAACGGCAAGGGGAGAAAGAGTATTTAATCCATTTTTTGGAACAGCTTTATTTAAAATTGTATTTGAACAAATAACTCCTATTACTGATGATTATATTAGGCAAATAATAGAACAGGAATTGTCACAGTTTTTCCCATTTGTTAATTTAGTAGAATTAAAGGTAACAGCTGAAGAAGATGTAAATAATTTATTTATTGGAATGAAATATCAAGTTCAAAATTTTGGAATTTTAGATGAAATTAACATACAAGTATAAAAATGGCTATTAAAAGAGATATAAAATATGTAAATAGGGATTTTACTTCCCTTAGAAATAGTCTTATAGATTATTCAAAAACATATTTCCCAAACACATACAGCGACTTTACAGCAGCATCCCCCGGAATGATGTTTATGGAAATGGCTGCCTATGTAGGTGATGTTTTATCATTCTATGTTGATAATCAATTTCAAGAGACGTTTATTCAATATTCACGTCAAACCCAAAATTTATATGATTTAGCATATATGATGGGTTATAAACCAAAAGCATCAACTGCCGCAACAGCAATAATAGATTGTTACCAACAAGTCCCCTCAATAAATGATGGATCAGGAACCTATACCCCAGATTATTCTTATGCCCTTCAAATCCCAGCAAATACAACAATAACTGCTGCTTTAAGTGGATCTGTTAAATTTTTAATTCAAGATAAGGTTAATTTTGCTTTTAGTAGTTCAATGGATCCTACAGTAGTTACTGTATTTGAAACAGCAGGTGGTATTCCTACTTATTTTTTATTAAAAAAACAAACAAAAGCAATATCAGCAACTATTAATACTATTAATTTTGCTTTCCAATCCCCAATTCCTTTTGATACAAGAACAATTACAGATACTAATATATTAGGTATTTTAGATATTGTTGACCAAACAACAGGAGACACGTGGTATGAAGTAGATTATTTAGCTCAAGATGCTATTTTTGAAGATATAGTTAATTCAAATCCAAATGATCCCAATTATGTTTTAGATACTGATGTTGCTGATTTATTGAGATTAAAACAAGTCCAAAACAGATTTGCTACTAGATTTTTAAACAAAACTAACCTCCAAATCCAATTTGGATCTGGTAACCCTACAGATACAACTGAAGAATTGATTCCAAACCCAAATAATGTAGGTATGGGATTACCAAGTGAGCAAGATAAATTAACAACAGCTTACGCTCCAACTAACTTTATATTCACGAATACTTACGGTATAGCACCGTCTAATACGACGTTAGTCGTTCGTTATTTAACAGGTGGTGGAGTTTCATCAAATGTAATATCAAATGATTTAACTGGATTAGATACAACTGGAGTTAAATTTGTTAATTCTACTGTAGCTGATTCAAATTTAGCAAACCAAATATTCAACACATTATTAGTAACAAACCCAGAAGCCGCTTCAGGTGGTAGTGATGGAGATGATATTAATGAAATTAGACAAAACTCATTAGGTAACTTTAACAGTCAATTAAGAAACGTAACATTTGATGATTATGTAGTTAGAGCTTTAAGTTTACCTCCACAATATGGTACTATTTCTAAGGTATTTGCTACTAAACCTAAAGCAGGACAACAATTAGCAAGTAATAGTACTTTAGATTTATATGTTTTATCTTATAATAATTTAAAACAATTAACAACAGCATCAACAGCTTTAAAAAGAAATCTTCAAACATATCTTTCTCAATATAAAATGATTAACGATTCAATAGGAATCAAAGATGCCTTTATAATTAATATTGGTGTTAATTTTGACATAATTACTCTTCCTTCATTCAATTCAGATGAAGTACTTTTAAGATGTATAGAAGCTATTAAATTAATTTTTAATATAGATAGATGGCAAATAAATCAACCTATTTTATTAAGAGATTTATTTGTA